ATTTTTATTAAGATTTGTATCTTTAATTGAAGTAGAAATTGCACCAAGTTTTATTAAGTAATCACTTATTGAATCAACATTTTTTTTATTTGTTTGAACAATTAAGTTTGTCCAAGGCATAGCTTATGACTTACCAAGTTTTTTTTCTAAATTCTCCCTACTTGATAATGACAATTCGCTTTTATCTCTACCTTGCAACATTTTTTTAGCAACAATATTTCTAGCTGTTTTTTGTGCTCTTTTTTGTATTGTCTTGGAGTCAGCTTTTCTATTTAATGCTCTTTCACGTTTTCGTGCAATAATACCACTTTTAGCTTTCATCACACGAGAACGCTTCATTCTTTGTTGTATTGTTAGAGCCTCTTCCATTTTACTTTTCCTTTTTTTCTACTTCCTTTTCAGATGCAGCTGCTTCTGCTTCTTTTTTCTGAATTGCAACATACTGAAATGCATTCTTAAAATCATCAATTGCAGAGTATGCTTTATCTCTCATAAGATTTGCAAAGTCTGAATTCGCACGCGAAAACTTTTTATCAATAACATTCTGTACCAAGCTTGCTTTTATTTCATCACTCATTGTAATTCCTTTCGTCTAATATAAATGATTCATCGTTTATTTTTTCTCTTATTACATTTTCATCAATCTTGAATTCAACAGAAGCTTCTAGGATTGATTTGTTTATTTTTTCAATACCATACAAATCTGTAAGTCTGAAAGCATACTTTATTGCTTCATTGATTTTTTCTGAATTATCAGCTGAGACAATTTTGTTCTTATAATTATTTAGAAAACTAGATTTAGAAATACTCATTATTAATCTCCCTGATAATCCAATAAGTCTGGATTAATTGTTGCATCATCTGGCTCAACACCAGTTTCAATTTTAATCTGTTTATCCATTTCATCAATTTCATCTTCAGATTGTCGGAGAACATTTTTTCTAACCCATTCGTTAGAATAATATTTTCCAATGTATTCATCCAATGATGAAAGAACTTCTAGTCGCTCTCTAAGAATTTCATTTTGTTTTAACTCTGCAAAATGAGAATCTCTTGTCCAAATATAGTCTATTGCATCTTTAATTTCGTACCAATCATCTTCTTTAATAATACCTTTAAGAAGCAATTGTACTCTTAATAAATCTGTAAATAAAGATGAAAATCTTTGTCGTAATCTTGAAATAAACTTAGAAAACTTTACTTCATCTCTGTTAATCTCTGTACTTCGGCCGAGATTAAAGGCAGTTGAATCAGTTCCCTCAATCCTTGAAATAGGAATATTAAGAGACTGATAAAGTTTCTTTCTAAAATATTCTATATCGTCAATCTCACCAAGATTTTGTCCAGAAGGCAGAGTATTAATTTCAGTACCCCGTCCACCCTCTCTTCTTGGTAGCCAGAAATCTTCCAGCATCGACATTTGTTTTTTCTGATCTTCTACTTCACCCGTTTGAGCATTGTAAACAACTTTCTGTTTATACTTATCCATAACAGAACGCAAGTATTGTTCTGCTTTTAATTTGGGTAAGTTACCAACATCAATATAAAAAATTCTACGTTCTGGAGCTCTTGCTAAACGATAGATAACAAGTGAATCCTCAATCATCCTTAATTGGTTATAAGGTTTAATTGATTTATATAGATAACCTATAACAACTTGTTTCTCTGCGTCAATCATTCCAGAGTGAACATATGAAATAGCATCAGTCTGAACTTTTACTTCTTCATTATGTTGTCTACCACTTGGAGTAAACTGTCCTGTTGCTTGGTCTGGTCTGTAAATAAAATATTCTTCTATTTCTTTTACAAACTCAACACCTGTAACTGCATCTTTTTCTTTTTTTATTTCTCTTACTTTTTTAATGTCAAGAGCATCAACTGAAATTAAATGTTTAATTCCTTCTTTTGGTTTTGTTTTATCAATAACAATATGATGATAAAGTTTACCATCAATATACCATTTTCTAAAAGTATCATAACCAGTTTTATTAAAATCTAAAAGCTTTACGATATTTTTAAATTCATCAGAAATCTTTTTCTTAATTGCATCACTTTGATCTGATTTTTCTAAAGATAAATTTACGGATGCTTTTCCAGTTTCATGCAACACGGCTTCGTTGATAACATCTGTAATGGCTAAATCAACTTCTTGTGTCATAGCCATTTCACGATATTTTTGAATAAGAACATTTTCGTCCCTTGCATCAATATCAGTATTTAGATATGTACCTACAAATCCTCCACCTTCGACATATGTAATTGCACCATCATCATTCTCTGGTGTTACAAATGTTTTTTGTGTTTTCTTTTTTGTAACTGAAAAACCAAATAAATCAAAAGCCATATTCTTATCCTTTATTCATTATGAAAGTTAAGGGGGAGAATAAACTCCCCCTTATCAAGAAAAATTAAGTATTGATACTAACACCAACACCACCGATGTTACCGCGGATTTGGAAATCAACATCAAGACCACTACCCTGTCCAGAAGGCTCAGGATTAGAAGAACTATACCAGTTATTTACTGCAAAAGTAACCTGAAATTCTTCAACTGAATCATTAGTATCAAATCCCAAATCAATTGCAGCTACATTTGTTGGATAAATGTCCTCCATAACATATGTTGCAATTGCATTGCCTGTTCGTGATAACTGCTGAACAACAGCATTACCATAAACATCAGTTGCAGAGACACTTCTAACAGGTGTTCGATGACCTTGAAGAACCTGCATCCATTTTTCAAAATATGACCTAGCAGACCATTCTCCATCATTGAAAACTGTTAATGTCCAATCTTCAAAAGTTCTGTCGCCAGGAACTTTCAGTTGACGGCCTCGGTAAGGAACATCAACATTTCCGATGGTAGAAGCAGGAATACTTGCTGCTTTTCCCAAGAATGAAAAGTTTTTCGTACCAATACCATTAGGGCCTTTTGACATAAAAACTCTGAATTGATTAGGTCTTACACCACCTTGAAACTGACTCTTAAATTCTGCGATATTACTCATTGTTTGTTACTCCTTTATTTTATTATATTTATAAGACTTAACCACCAATTTCTGAGAAAGATACATCAGAACGAGCAGCAATAAAGTTAAGTTGAATGAAGTTAATAGACCTGTTTGGTTTGATATAAATATCACCAACAAAATTATTAGTATCAATAACCTGACCTGTATTGTTTGAACTATCACAAACTACTTTGAAGTCTGTGAGTCCTCTACGTCCCTGTACTTCCCTCAAAAAAGGAGTAACAATATTAACAAATTGTGACCTTGTGAATTCATCATTGAATTCAAACAACATTGCTTTAGCAGCAATCGCGATTGCTTTTTCAAGAACAATGAACAACCTACGAACATTGATTCTATCAAATGCTGATGGAACTGCTAACATAGTCTTATCACCAAACAATATATTACCAGCTCCTAATTGTGTAGTAATAGGGTTAATACCACCTTTATAAAGTTCATCTCTATCACCTTGGGATGCATCCCAAGAAGGTCTTACAATATTTTTAATAACACCTCTGTTTAGACCTGCTGGTGAAAACCATGCATCGTTAGTGAAATCAGTTCTTGCACAAAGACCGGCAATATCACCGTTCATTGGTACATTAATAAAAACATCACGGTAACGATCATATTGGTATTTCCATGCATTATCCATAACACCATAACTAGAAGAACCAATAGCATTTTTCTGAGAAACAATAGAAGCAGTTTGACTATCTACAGCTGCATTAACTACTGATGCTTTAGTAGGTGAAACAAATGCTATACAATCTTTTCGATTTTCTGCTATGGTTAAAACAAGATGTTGTGCAGTAGCCTGTAGAGCAGGGCCACCTATAAGTAGTGATATATCTACTGTTTCAGCATCTGCAAACATATTATATGCTATTTGTTCTTTAGCAGGTGTAAGAGGATAAGTTCCATCAGAACCACCAGCAAGAGAACCACCAATAATCTTGTCTGCATCAGCTGCTGCATTTATTAATTTAAAAGTGTTTCCAGCTTTCAATGAACCAGCATCAACTTCTGAACCTGAGTCAGTTGTTGATTCAGTAATTTTAAGTATTTGTCCCAACCAAATATATAGTGATTCATTACGCAAAACATTTTTAACGTAATTTGATGAACCATCAATCTTTTTTGCATCACTTGCTTTACTTACGAAAGCATGAGCTTCTAATATTTCACCAGCTACACCACTAAACAAACCATTTTCATCTATAACAAGAATGTGCATCTCATCATTAGAACCACCTGATGCAGCAACATCAGTTGATGTGCCGGGTGCTCTATCAAAATTAGCAAATAATAATTTTTGGTCTGGTGTTCTTGCATTATCAGCAAGACCTGAAAATGATGCCCAACCAGCACTATCTACGGCAATAGCTTTCAAACTACTCCCTCTTGCGCCAGGATATTTAGCAACAAACAACGGAGCAGTGGCAGTAGTAGAAAAGGTAGTTCCATCAAAATCATCTGTATTGTTAACTTTTACTGCATCACCAGCATTATCATCACCAACTACTGCGTTTATTGCATTAGCTTCAGTATTTCTTACTACTAATAGATTATTTGAATATGCTAGGTAATTGGCAGCTGACCAAAAATATTCTGCTGTATCCGCAGTCGGCTCACCAAATGTTTGTACTAATTCGTTTTCTGATTCAATTCTAACTCTTTGTAATACTGGGCCCCATTGAAATGCACCAGCAAAAGCACCAATGCTTGTTGATACATTGGGCACTACTGTAGTCAAATCTCTTTCTGTAACTACGACGCCTGGACTAACTTGAAATGGCATTTTATTCTCCTTTACAATTAATTACATTTTTTATATTAATATAGTTTTCATCAATTGCATAATTTAATTTATTGTTTCCCATACTGTCCCATCAGAATCTATCTCATATTCTTTCTTGTTTAATCCATTATCAATAACACCAAAAGGTGTCGTTAAATCTTCTAATTGGTTCATTTGATTTTGATATAAATTATCTCTTATATTTTGATTACTTAAATCTTTAAAATATTGTTGGTCAACCAACCAAGCGAATAATACTAATGTAATAACTAAATCATCATTAGTTCCTTCTTCACCTGAAAAAGATTCTCCAATAGCAATAAATGTTGTTAGCTCTGTTATAATATCGTAGTCGTTGAATAAGAGTTTGTTTTCTTCAATCAGTGATTTTAAATTTGAACAACCCAATTTTTTCATTGTTTTAGTTGTTCTTACACCAAATGCAGATTCTCTCTTTGCGCCACTACTCAATTGTTGGCCGTGTCTTCCATACCATGATGTTGAATATAAATGTTCATACTCTAAATCGTGGTGTAGAACGTCAGCAACCTGTGAACCAATGTCATTTATTTCTACTAAAATATATGCATAATTATATCTCTTTCCAACTATATTTATAATATTCGGAAAGTGTAGGGGCGCGTCCATGTTATCACGGTATTTAGCAACTATTTTGTACGGAATTTCGGTAATATCAAACACTGAGAAGGCAGAATAGTCATTTCCTTGTCCTCTTGCTACATCAACGGTTATAGTATATGTATGCCCATCAACTGGTTCTTCATGTACGTCTAATCCCTCTCTGGAGAATAATGGGTCATTATATGACATTTCTTGCAGTCTTTCAGTAGAAATCAGAGTATTTGTAGA